AAATTAAAACAAAACATAACAGAACAACACAACGCAATCAATCACGACTATTAAGCAATCGAATTTTCAAGCTTTTGAAATCTTCAACAGCCTTAATACTTTAATTGAACCTGCAAGTGTTTCCTATCTTAATTTCGTTTCGGTTTCGATTTTCTACAAACTTTTAATCTTTTAAGAGCATCCAGAAAAACAAAACAAAAATGGAATTTGTGAAGGAAACCATCTTGTTTGGAACCTTCGAGTGCACCATAGAGAGGAGCGTCACTATTGCTCCGCAAGCTGTTGCAGTGGCTACTAAAGCCACTCCCACTACTGAGAAGGCAAATGTTGATCCATTTGCAAAATTGGAACAACAATTGCAACCTTACTTGGCAAAAAGACAGTTTGCCACAATCAGAAGGAAAACTAACGGCACGTTAGTTTATAAGCACATGAATGAAAAGAAGCGTGAACGCAAAATTCGCGCAGCTGAGAGAAAGAGGAAGGAAGAGGAAGCCTTCCAGAAGGCAGGCCCCTATTTTGTGACAACAATCACAATTGCAGGTGGTCCAGCTCCTTCTGCGGAGCTTACTGAGAGAGCGGTGAAGAAACCACTGCACAAGACACCTTCTGCTAAGGTGAAGAAGCAATTCAAGCGAGTTGCTCTCGACACCCAGCAACTCAATGCACTCATTAAGAAGGTGAGGAAGATTGCAGCTGATAATGAGCTGCACATTGAGATGATTGGGAAGAAGAACCAATCAATCCACTACAAGAAACGCGCATCCACTACGTATGCGTATGCAGATGTAGCCCACTTAAGTGGTAAAACCAGACGAGTGGATTTTGTAACAGAGGAGTGGTGTAAGGAGTACATCACAGTCCTAGCAAAGAATGCAGCATGGAACAAGAAGATTCATGTTAACAACCTGCATAAAGGAGATAGTGGGCTTATATTAAACTCACAGTCAGTTGTTGGACCACAGGGAAGGTGCTTTGATGGTACTTTCATTGTGCGTGGTGTCTGTGATGGAGTTTTAATAGATGCCAGGTCTAAAGTCACAGAAAGTGTCATGCTAAGAATGATACAATATTCTACAGCAGACAACTTTTGGAAGGGCCTGGAAAGTAAATGGAACAGCTACAAAGCAAGCCAAAACCATATCTGTGAACCGACTTTTTCAGTTAACAAGTGTGGAGAAGTTGCGGCAATTATGACTCAAGCGTTATTACCCTGTCAGAAGCTGACGTGTGGTAAATGCGCGAGCCAATTTACTGAGTTAGCCAAAACGGATCTCATGATTCAGCTTCATGCATCACTAACAACAGGAATTGAAAGAATGCATGACAGAGCACCAGAGTTCACACATGTAATTAAATTGCTTCAGACTTTCTATAATTTCTCTGATGCCGCTACAGGTGGTTCGGAGATTTTTGACGAAATCTTTAAACTGATTGGAGCAAGACAGCAGAGTCCTTTCACACATCTGAACAAGCTGAATGAGTTTTTCTTGAAAGGACATGAGAACTCAAGTGAAGATTGGATTGAAGCCCGAGACAATCTGGTTGCATTAGTTCGGTTTCAAAAGAATCGAACTGATAACATTAAGAAGGGTGATATAGCGTCATTTAGAAATAAATTGACGGCTAAAGCACATTACAATCTTTACTTGTCATGTGATAATCAATTGGACAAGAATGCCAATTTCTTGTGGGGTCAGAGGGAATATCACGCAAAAAGATTTTTCTCCAACTTCTACATGGAAATTGATCCAACTTTAGGTTATGCAAGCTATGAGGACAGGATCAATCCAAATGGATCCCGGAAGCTAGCTATTGGTAATTTAATTGTACCATTAGATTTAGCAGATTTCCGGAAGAAGATGGGAGGAATTGATACACAACAACCAGCTACGAGCAAGAAATGTGTTAGTCTGGTTGATGGAAATTTTGTGTATCCATGCTGCTGCACTACAATGGATGATGGGTCACCAGTGAGATCAATGGTTTATTCACCAACTAAAAAACATTTAGTAGTTGGTAACTCTGGAGATTCAAAGTATGTTGACCTACCTAAGGGAGACACAGAGATGCTGTATATAGCAAAAGATGGTTATTGCTATATAAACATTTATTTAGCCATGCTAATAAATGTTAGAGAGGAAGAGGCCAAAGACTTCACCAAGAAAGTCAGAGACATATTCATCCCTAAATTAGGGAAATGGCCTACAGTGATGGATCTGGCAACCACTTGCGCTCAATTGAGAATATTCTATCCGGATGTTCACGATGCAGAGTTGCCCAGAATTTTGGTTGACCACAACACACAGACATGTCATGTTGTTGATTCATATGGTTCATTGAGTTCAGGATATCATATCTTGAAAGCATCAACAGTATCGCAACTGACATTGTTTGCAAATGATGATATGGACTCAGAGATTAAGCACTACCGAGTTGGTGGGTTTGAACTCGAATCACAATATTGTGCAAGTCGCAGTATTGATGCACGAGTGCAAATTCACGATGAGCCACAGCGATGTGGAGTCAGTGAATTCCATGCAATGAAGTTATTACTAAAGGGAATCTATAAACCAGAGGTAATGGCAGAATTGCTGGTAGATGAGCCATACATCATGATTTTCTCAATTCTGTCACCAAGTGTGCTCATAGCAATGTTTGATAATCAAGCTTTCGAACAAGCAATCAAGATTTGGATACACAAAGAACAGTCGATTGCTTTGATAGCGACGATTCTATCCAATCTAGCCACCAAGGTCTCAGTATCTGATGTGTTAACACGTCAGCTGCAACTGATTGAGAATACTTCAGAGCAATTGTTGGATGCAACATGCGAGGGGTTCAGAATGAATCTCGCGTATCAATCAGCACTAACTTTACTGGCTCGAATGAGAGAAAGGGCTAAGAGCAACACAGAATTAATTGTTGGTGGGTTTGATAGTTTAGACTATGATATTATATATACTATGGAAAAAAACTATCAAGATCTCTTGCTGGAACAGTGGCGCGCTTTAACTTGGCGCGAAAAATTATCTGCAGGCTGGCGTGTAAGAAAGCAAAAGAGCTCGCTTCAAAAGCAGCGACTGGTAGCCAAAACTGTCGGTTTGAAAGAAACATTTGCTTTCTCACCAAAACAGTATGTGGAAGGAGCCATACAACGTACTCAAAGCACTACCAAAAAGGTAAAAGAGAGAGTATGGCAGTTCATAGATGATAAGTGTGTAAATATGTCTTCGTACATAGTTAGCGTAATAATAAATAGGATACCTAGTGCTAGAGTGTGTATTAGTAGTTTATTTCTTATGGGAGGATTACTTAATATAATGAATGCTACACATAGGTTAATGCTAGATACACAAAGGGATAAGATGCACCTGGAGATGCTAGAACAAACCAGGAAGGAAAATGCATGCGATGAGCTCTATGTCACATTAGAGCGTAAGCTTGGGATGGTACCAACATGGGAAGAGTATTGTGATTACGTCAAACAGATTAATCCAGAACTCTTCCAATTCATTGAGGACAATTACAACCCTCACCAAGTTGTGCACCAGAAGTCATTTGATGAGTTGAAGAAACTGGAGCACATCGTTGCATTTATTTCCCTGGTGGTCATGGTATTCGATGCTGAAAGGAGCGATTGTGTCTTTAAAACTTTGAATAAGTTTAGAGGCATAGTTGGATCATTGAATTCAAATGTGCATCATCAGTCATTGGATGACATAGCCAACACCTTTGAGGATAAGAACTTAGTTGTCGACTTCGAGTTGAACGACGATGTTCTACAATCTAATGTTGGTAATGAAATCCACTTTGGAACATGGTGGGAGGAACAAGTGAATAGAGGAGCTACAATTCCCCACTACAGGACAGAAGGTAAATTCGTTGAATTTACCCGAGCAACAGCTGCAAAGGTTGCAAGTGACATTGCAATCGGATCTGAAAAGGATTATTTGATAAGAGGAGCAGTTGGATCAGGGAAGTCAACTGGACTTCCTTATAATCTGAGTTCATTTGGGAACGTCTTATTGATTGAACCGACAAGGCCGTTGGCAGAAAATGTGTACAATCAATTGACTGGTGCTCCATTCTTCTTAAAGCCAACAATGCGTATGAGAGGAAACAGCGTATTTGGATCATCTCCTATCTCAGTCATGACAAGTGGATTTGCACTGCACTTCTTTGCAAATAACATCACTCATTTGCAAGAAATTGATTTCATAATCATTGATGAATGCCATGTCATGGATGCTTCCGCAATGGCTTTTAGAAGTTTGATACACGCATTTCATGCAAGATGTAAGGTACTGAAAGTTTCGGCTACACCTCCTGGGAGGGAAGCAGAATTCTCAACCCAGCATCCAGTCAAATTAATTGTGGAAGAAAGCTTGTCGTTCAAGTCTTTCGCTGAGGCACAGAGAAGTGGAAGTAACTGCGATGTCATCCAACATGGTAATAATATCCTAGTGTATGTCGCAAGTTATAATGAGGTCGACCAACTTTCAAAGCTCCTTACTGATAAGGGCTTTGCAGTAACAAAGGTGGATGGTCGAACAATGAAGCATGGGAGCTCTGAAATAGTCACAACTGGTACGAGTCTCAAACCGCATTTCATAGTTGCCACAAATATTATTGAGAACGGGGTAACCCTCGATATTGATGTTGTGGTAGATTTTGGAATGAAGGTGAGTCCATTTTTGGATGTCGACAACAGATCAATCTCTTATAACAAGATTTCAATCAGTTATGGAGAACGCATCCAGAGACTTGGCCGTGTGGGAAGATTTCAGCAGGGCACAGCAGTGCGCATTGGCCACACTGAAAAAGGGCTAGTAGAGATACCGCAAATTATTTCAACAGAAGCAGCATTATACTGCTTTGCTTATAATTTGCCTGTAATGTCTAGTGGTGTATCGGTTAGCTTGCTATCAAAATGCACAATCAAGCAAGTTCGCGTGATGCACAATTTTGAGTTAAGCCCTTTCTTCATGTACAATTTTGTGTCATTTGAAGGAACTATGCACCCAGTTATTCATGAGGTACTGAAGAAGTACAAGCTAAGAGATTCAATGATCTCTTTGAGTGAGAGTGCAATTCCGTACAGAGCTTCAAGCGAATGGATGACAGCAGGGGACTATAGTAGGATTGGAGTGAAATTGGACATCAAAGAGGATGTAAGAATTGCTTTCCACTCCAAGGACATACCACCAAGGGTACATGAACAGCTTTGGGAAGCTGTACTTAAGTATAAAACAGCTTCAGCTTTTCCAACAATACGATCAGCTTCAATTTCTAAAATTGCATACACACTGAGCACTGACTTGTATGCTATTCCGCGCACTTTGGCGCTTGTTGAGAAGTTAATTGAAGAAGAGCGAACTAAGCAATATCAGTTCAAGAGTCTCATCGACAATGGGTGCTCAAGCATGTTCTCTATAGTTGGAATCACAAATGTTCTTAGAGCAAGATATTCAAAAGATTTCACTACTGAGAACATCCAAAAGCTAGAGTCAGTCAAAGCGCAACTGAAAGAATTCCACAATCTGAATGGCACAGGAGATGAAATAAATCTGATAAAGAAATATGAATCTCTTCAATTTGTGCATCATCAATCAAAGCGGGATTTGATAAAAGCTTTGGCTCTGAGAGGAATCTGGAACAAGTCACTGTTAGCGAAAGATCTAATAGTCGCTTGTGGCCTAGCAGGAGGAGGCATTTGGATGTTGTATGCCTGGTTCATGAACAGAATGTCTGCTGTTTCCCATCAAGGAAAGAACAAATCTAAGCGTATTCAAGCGCTTAAATTCAGGAAGGCTAGGGATAAGAGGATGGGTTATGAAATTGACAACAACCAGGATACAATTGAGGAGTACTTTGGGTCCGCCTATACAAAGAAAGGTAAAGGCACTGGGACGAAGGTTGGAATGGGGAAAACAAACCGAAGGTTCATTAACATGTATGGATTTGAACCAGGTGAGTTTTCCTACATCAAGTTTGTTGATCCACTTACTGGAGCTCAAATAGAGGAGAATGTGTATGCTGATGTATCAGACATCCAAAAACAATTTGGAGAGATCAGAGGGGATTTGCTTGAAAAAGATGAATTAGAACCTCAACATATATATGGCAACACAACTATCCAAGCATACTTTGTTAAAGACTGGTCGGACAAAGCACTCAGAGTTGATCTGACACCGCACAATCCATTGCGAGTTAGTGACAAAGCCAGTTCAATAATGAAGTATCCAGAGAGAGAGGGAGAACTCCGTCAGACAGGGAAACCTGTGGAGGTGAATGTAAAGGACATTCCAAAGGAGAAGGTGACTGTTGCACATGAAGCGAAAGCTTTATTGAAAGGATTGCGTGATTACAATCCAATCGCTCAAATAATTTGCAAGTTAACAGTTCACTCAGAGGCTGGATCTACATCAACTTTTGGATTAGGATTTGGAGGACTAATCATTGCGAACCATCACTTGTTTAAAAGTTTCAATGGAACACTGGAGGTGAGGTCGCATCATGGTCTTTTCAAGGTGCCAAATCTGAAATCGATAAATGTGAAGCCACTGACTGGAAGGGACATTATTATTGTTAGAATGCCAAAAGACTTTCCAGCTTTTCCACAAAGGTTACACTTCAGAGAGCCGAATGATGCTGAAAGAGTGTGTCTAATTGGGTCTAATTTCCAAGAAAGATACATATCTACAACGGTCTCTGAAACCAGTGCAATTCACCCAGTTCAAAGGAGCACATTTTGGAAGCACTGGATCACAACTGATGAAGGGCATTGTGGGTTACCACTTGTGAGCACACATGATGGATATGTGATTGGGTTACACAGTCTTGCAAACAATCGGAATAGTGAAAACTATTTCACTGCTTTTGATAGTAAGTTTGAAGAAACTTACTTGAGGAATACTGAATCAGTGGATTGGGTGAAAGACTGGAAGTATAACCCTGACACAGTTTTGTGGGGCCCATTAAAGTTAACAAAGGACACTCCGTCTGGGATGTTTAAGACAACAAAGATGATCGAGGATCTCTTTGCCTATGATTTAGAGGAGGTCCGGGAGCAAGGAGAGAATTCTGCATGGATGTTCAATGCTCTGAAAGAGAATCTAATAGCAGTTGCATACATGAAGAGTCAGCTTGTCTCAAAGCATGTTGTTAAAGGAGAATGCATACTGTTTAGTAGATATCTTGATGAGAACAAAGAGGCAAAGGAATTCTTTCAACCCAAGATGTGGGCATATGGGAAGAGCCTATTAAATAGGGAAGCATATATAAAAGATCTCATGAAGTACTCAAAACCTGTCGAGGTTGGAGTTCTGGATTGTGATGCTTTTGAGGAAGCCACTTCACGAGTGATTATATATATGCAACAACATGGGTTCAGGAAGTGTACATACATCACTGACGAAGATGCAATATTTTCAGCTCTCAACATGAACACAGCTGTTGGAGCGATGTATGGAGGTAAGAAGAAAGACTATTTTGAAAAATTTAGTCAGGAAGAGAAAGCCGAAATCTTGAAGCAGAGCTGCTTAAGATTATATAAAGGCCAGCTTGGTGTTTGGAATGGTTCATTGAAATCCGAGCTGAGAACCAAGGAGAAGATTGAGGCTAACAAGACACGCACTTTTACAGCTGCACCAATTGATACATTATTAGCAGGTAAAGTGTGTGTGGATGACTTCAACAACCAGTTTTATTCAATGAATATTGACTGTTGTTGGACGGTTGGCATGACAAAGTTCTATGGAGGATGGAACAAGTTACTAACTGCAATTCCAGATGGGTGGGTGTACTGTGATGCTGACGGATCAAGATTCGATAGCTCACTTACTCCATACATGATTAATGCAGTTCTGGCAATCAGATATGCTTTTATGGAAGACTGGGATATTGGTTTCAAAATGTTGCAAAACTTGTATACTGAGATAGTGTACACACCAATATCAACACCAGATGGGACGATTGTCAAGAAGTTCCGAGGGAACAACAGTGGCCAACCTTCAACTGTAGTTGATAACTCTTTGATGGTTGTACTTGCAATGAACTATGCTTTTGTTAAAGAGGGATTTCTTTTCGAAGAAGTCGAATCGATTTGCAAGTTCTTTGTGAATGGGGATGACTTACTTATTGCAGTGAGGCCTGACAAAGAGGATTTTCTGGATAAACTGCAGAAGCATTTTCTGGAACTAGGACTGGATTACACGTTTTCGTCTCGAACTCGAGATAAAACAGAACTGTGGTTCATGTCCCACTGTGGAATATCTGTGGAAGGCACATACATCCCGAAACTTGAGGAAGAAAGAATTGTTTCGATTCTACAATGGGATAGAGCTTCGAAACCAGAATATCGGTTGGAGGCTATTTGTGCAGCAATGATTGAAGCATGGGGTTATCCGCAACTGATCCATGAAATAAGGAAGTTTTATAGTTGGATGTTGCAACAACCGCCATACAAGGATTTGGCATCAGAAGGGAAGGCTCCGTACATATCTGAGCTTGCACTGAAGAAATTGTACCTGAACACTGATATTCAGAGTGAAGAGTTGAATGCATATTTAAAACTCTTTGCTGAATTGGACGATGAGTTCGAGTGTGCAGAGTACGACGTCTATCATCAAAGTGCGGAAGAACCTTCCACTACTGATGCAGGAAAGGGGAATAAATCTACCAAGGAAAGAAAGGAAGTAGCAGCCCCTACTAACAAAGAGGCAAATGTCTCCAAGGGAAAGGAACCTGATGTCAACGCTGGTTCAACTGGAACTTATAATGTGCCGCGTATCAAAGCTATTACTAGTAAGATGCGCATGCCAAAAGTGAAGAACCAAGTTGTTTTGAATCTGGGGCATTTGTTAGAATATAAGCCAGCACAGATTGATATATCAAATGCGCGCTCCACACAAAGTCAATTTGACAATTGGTATTCAGAAGTGCAAAAAGCATATGATATACAAGACTCTGAGATGCAAACCACAATGAATGGATTAATGGTGTGGTGCATCGAGAATGGAACATCACCGAACATAAATGGAGTTTGGACCATGATGGAAGGAGAAGAGCAGGTTGAGTTCCCATTGAAACCAGTCATTGAGAACGCGAAACCGTCTTTTAGGCAGATCATGGCACACTTTTCTGATGTTGCTGAAGCTTATATAGAGATGAGAAATAAGCAAGAACCATATATGCCACGGTATGGTTTGGTGCGAAATCTGCGAGATATGAGTCTGGCCCGTTATGCTTTTGACTTTTACGAGGTCACATCTCGCACATCCGTCCGCGCTCGTGAAGCCCACACTCAGATGAAGGCTGCGGCGTTGAAATCATCTCAAACAAGAATGTTTGGACTGGATGGTGGCATAAGTACACAAGAGGAGAACACAGAGAGGCACACCACTGAAGATGTGAGCCCCAACATGCATACTTTACTTGGGGTCAGGAATATGTAACTGATGTGCGCTCTGGGATGAAAAATTACTATATGTAGTATGTAATATATAGTATGGCTTTTCCTGTACTTGTCCTTTTCTTAGTTTTATGATACTACTAGTGAGTTTATAACTCCAGCTTTAAGGAAGGTAGCTTGTGTAGCTTGTGTGGTGAGGTTAGACCTCGTATCAACTTACATGAGGTGACTTTCTTAGAGTAAGTATATGTAAACAGCGACGTTAAGGAGTCTCTGAGAATCCGAGAGTGACTTACATAGCTTGTGTGGTGAGGGTTGCCCTCGTATCAACTTATGTGAGGTGATCGTAGGAGGTATCAGAGAGACAAAAAAAAAAAAAAA